CATACTGCTGGGCTGGGTTCTTTATGCTAGCTGTAGCTGTAGCGGCGCCTATTGCTGCAGTTTTTGTGACGTGGATGCCGGGCGGTGAAGTACGGAAAATCTGGTTTCAGCGAAGTGGGGCTATTACCACAATTTTTTCGCTGCTCGCGGCGACACTTTCTATTGCGGCGGCGCGGAACCTGTATAAGCCAGGCACTTGGGGAAGTCTCTATGCCATCAATGTTTTGGCCGAATACCAGCCAAATCTCGATCGCATTGAGCGCATCGCTTTCGTGCTAACCATTATCGGTACCGTCGTCTGGGGATATGGCGACCTGCTGCTGCGAACAGCCTCCTCCACATAGCGGCCTCAGGCGGCTTCAGCTTGGCGCGCGGCGACTCGCCAAGGGTCATTTGCCCGCGCTAGTGCTGCCATCGGCGGAGGGCTGACGCTGTTGCCGCACATGTGAACCTGCTGGGTCTTGGTGAATAGCTTGCCGTCGGCACCGTGGCTGATGATGTAGTCGGCGGGGAAGCCCTGAGCCTTGTACAGTTCCGCCGGTTGCAGCATTCGCAAGCAGATGTCGACGATCACGTAAGGCGTTCCCTTGATGGTAACGGTGACCAGGCCCAGCCGATCCTTGGTGGTGATGGTTGGCGTTGGCGCGTCGGCAGCGCTCATGTTCTCGGTTCCGTAGTAGCTGATCAGGAATGCCGCGACCCGCAGTGCACCGGCTTCAACCTCTGGTGAAAGCTGTAATTCAACCAATGAACTCTTGCCGCCACCGCCTGCCGTGATGGTCGGCGCTGGTTCGTCGACACCCTGACCCACACTGGCGCCGAACTGGCGCTCCATGAAAGCGGTGACCAACCCATGGTGTGTGCCGCCGGCGCTGATGGTGTGCAGAGGATCGGCAGTGTCCCGTGCGTCGCAGTTGCCGCGCAGGTGCACCAGGTTCGCCGTCACCAACTGCTGCTGGCTGCCGGTGTTGGTCACCGTGGTCATCGGATCCTCGATGCTCTTGGCAGGCGTGGCGTTGAATCCGCCATTCATCTGGGCCATGAACACCGTGGAAATCCCCATGGCGTGGGCGGCGCCGGCGGGCCGCTGGTAGTTGCCGCCGCTTGTGATGGTCGGCAGCGGTTCGTCGAGCGCCTTATCTTCATCCGCAAATCGAAACTTCACCAAGTGAGCGGCTGCCAGCGCTCGGTGACCACGCGTCATCAAGGTGCCGAGAGGCTTATCCGCGGCTACCGGATTTCCGGCATATACCGGGCCACCAGCGCCGACTAACACCGGACTGATCAGCGTCAGTTCGCCGCGATTCGCGCAGGTCACAGTCGGCAGCGGGGCCTGGGGATCGTTGATGCGATCGCTGCCTTGATGCGTGGCCGGTGCGATGATCGGGCTGGCCATGGCGAAAGATCCGCCGCGCGGCCACGACGTCACGGTGCGCAGGGGGTCATGCGCAGACTGCACGCTTTCACCTGACCAGTTCGCGATCGGCACAATGAATGGATCTGCAGCATCGTTGACGAATTTTTTCATGCCCTTGGCGATCCGACGAAGCGTGGCCGATGCAAGTGGTTTCGGGCGGTCGAAAATGCTTTTGCTCGGGATCGTCCAGTCGATGCACTCCGCGGCGGTGCGCCACTTCTGCTGACCCTTGGCTGGGTTTTTCGCGTGGGTCGGCTCAGGCCACACAATCGGCTGGCCATCGCACCGGGCGATCATGAACAGGCGTTCGCGGCTGGTCGGCGCGCCGAAGTCGCAGGCCCTAATTACCTTCCACTCAACAACGTAGCCCATGGCTTCGAGCAGTGCCACGAAGCGGCGCCATGTACGGCCGCGCTGCTTTGGATCTGGAATAAGGAACTGTTGCCCGACCGGCACCACCTCACCAGGTGCAGCTACGTCGCCGCCGAGCTTCACCACCCGGCCAGTGGCTTTGTCGCGCTTGGCGATCAGTCTGCCCCACTGCAAAATCTGCTTAACGTTCTCGAGGCTGATCACTCGAGGGCGCTTCATGCCTGCCCACTTGAGGCCGATCCACGACAGGTTCCGGATCTCGCGCTTGCGCGGTTGACCGCCGGCGGCTTGACTGTGGTGCGTGCAGTCCGGAGACATATGGAACCAGCCGACGTCCTTGCCGCCGCACTCGGTGTCCGGATCACCTTCGAACACGTCGGTGGTGTAGTGCACGGCGCCCGGGTGATTCACGGTGTGCATGCTGATCGCTTGAGGGCTGTGGTTCTTCGCTACGTTCACCGCGCGACCCAGGCCCATCTCTAGCCCGGTACCGGCGCCCCCGCCACCGCAGAAGAAGTCGACAACGATCTCATCGTCCTGAGTGCTGAAGCCGAGTCCGTATTGAGTTTTGAAATCGAAGGGGTGTTTCTTCTGTTGTGCGGACATAGGGGATCCTCGCCGGCTGAGCGGAGCTTCGGCATAATCGGTGGAAATTAGGGGTGAACTGGAGAATGATTTGAAAAAGGATTGGGTCGTATGGCTCGGATGCGTCTCGCTTTTCGGTGCTGGTGTTGTGTGGGGAGCGATACCAAGAGGTACGGAATTTTTCGACGTAAAGAACTTCCATGACCTTGCTGAAATTATTGGGTCGCTTGCGACAGCTGCAGCGTTGCTTTTTGCAGTCATCGAGTTCAGCGCGTGGAAGAAACAAGCCGTCGAGACTTCAGATCACGACTTAGCCAAGAGGGCCTCGCTCTCTTTTAGAAAGTACAGACTGATACTGCCAGATGCCTTCGGAATAACTAGCGATCTGATGGAGAGAATTAATTTTCAGATTAGCTATCGCGATACTCCGCATGCGCTATTGGAGTATGTGAATGAGAAGCTACTTGATCTGAAAAGTATCAGTAACGAGGTTCACTCATTGGCACTGGAGTGTAGGGACTCTTGGGGTGAAAGTGTTTGGCCAAGCTTTCAGGATGCTCTTTCACTTGGCGATCATTGTTTAGGGTGTATCGAGCTTTTTGTTGCTTGGTCAAAAATAGATATGCCTGATAGGTTAAGAGAAACTTACGCGGCCTCAGCGATTAACACTTTCGAAGCGATGAAAATTTTGATTGGAGAAAACAGGTCTGCAATTGAAATTTATTTCGAAGAGAAGTTTGTTCCACTCCATCAGATGTTCAGTGAAAAAAAACTGAAGTAAATGTGGTGGTATAAACGCCGCCCTCCGTGACCGGTGGTGGCAAGACTATAGTGGCGTTTTGGTTGCGGTTCGTGATATCAACGTTCTGGGCAAAGTCGCCCGTATGGAAGGAATCAGGTGCGTGGACAAGAAAGATTTTGAGTACGACAACCATCAATTTCAGCGGGCACTCGTTATGTCGGCCGGTGGTTATCAACGAGCTAAGGAGTGCCTGCTCGAAAACGTTGATCACTGGAAACGACTTGGGCCTGAGATGTTAAGAGGTTTCTTTTCGGTAGCGCTAGGCGAGAGCGGCGAACTAATTACCGGCGAAGTGTTAGGGCGAAAGTTCAATATCCACCTGTCTCCACTAGTAGATGACCAGAAAGGTTACGCAGAGGCTGTCGTCAGCACGCGTAGCTTGAGTGGCAATACGCTGAACGAATGCTGCAGGTTTCTCGTTGCAGCGAATGGGGCAATTTTGAATGCAGATAAAGAGGAACTGCTCGCATGGGATGATGACGCTCAGAGCTACCGCCTTCTGATTGCGATTGCTCGCCGTGTACTTAGTTCTCCGGTGTTGGTGTGACAATCTCGTCACCTGGGTCGCGCTTCAGTTCGGCCAAGCTTTGATTCCGAAAAGCTCGCGCCACGTTTTCGCTAATAACGATTTTGTGGCGCGCTTTCAATGCTTCCCGCGCACCGTCTGGCCCAAGCGAATGTACATAGCGTAGACAGCCTTCAATCACCGAAGCTTGTTCGGTATCCTCGTTCCACGCCATGAGGTCTTCCAGCTTCTGCCGCGTGCCGAGCCGGCATCGGTGCCGCAATTCCTTTTCGTCGAACTCGATCCGCTTCAGCGCGGCCTTCGCCGATCTTTCCTGTCCAGTCTTGGCCATGGCCTACCTCTTCAATTCCGCTGGCCGGCAAGTGCAGCCAGGTCTGTCGTTTGCGTTGTTGGGGTCTTCGTTTCATCGGAATGCGTTTTTCTGCTTTGGGTAGTCGATCTCGTAGTCATCGATCAGGCGGTAAAGAAGGCTGGAGCTGATGCTGACCGAGTCGCAGCACTGCTGCCGGCTGGCGCCTTTGGCGATGCATTCCTTGATCTGCGTGACCAGCAACTCTTCCAGTTCGGCACAGACGCGGTTGTGAGACGTGCCAACCTTGTGCCGAACCTCAAACTTGATGGCGTACCGCGAGGCGATCCCTCGCAGCGTGCCGAGCGACAGGCCTTCCTTTTCGCAAATCTCCACTCGGGAAAGCGTCTTGGCCATCTCCCGGATACGGGCTACTTGCTCGCTCGTTTCGACCTTCAATGCGGGGCGCTGGAAGATCGGAGGCTGACGGCGTTCGGAAGTGGTTTTGTGTTTGATCGGCGCTGGCGCCGGTTCGACGATCTTTCCGCCTGAAGCCAGAAACTGGGCAATCTGCGCCGACAGATCGGTCGCATCATTGCGCCGCCTTTCGACCTCGTTGAGGTGGTTGCTGATCATACTCAAGCTCCCAATCTATGGGCCTGAGCCCGTGCTTTATCCGCGACTTCATCAACCATCCGGCCAAGCTCCAGATTGAACTGGACTAGCTCTTGATGAAGCATCGCGATGTACTCGTCATCGCGCTTAATGGTTTCGATGTACAGGCGGCAGTCTTCATCTTGGCGCGGATCGAAGGACAGGAAATCCCACCATTCACGGCCCGTAACGAACATGCAGCCCTGAACCTGCGGCTTGTGCTCATCGGGCATGCCTTCGAGCCAGGTGCGGACGTGGACGGCCTCATTGAATGGGCACTTCGACTCAATGCCC